AGCTATAGTACCTGAACCTATCAAGGTTCCTGTAACTGCCCAACATTTAGCTGCTGAAGCATCTAATATTGCAACTATTCGTAATCCAGATCCTGCAATACCACCTTTAGTAGTACCATTCATAGTAATAAAATCGTTAGTACCTGCTGCTGCTGCTGAAAATGCATCACTTTCACCTACAGTTGAGCTCACGATTGAAACACCACCTAAAAATCCGTGATTGTTTGTTTTTGCTTGGATTTCATGGTCACCTGTTGCGGTAATTGCAGAAACAAAGTTAAACACCATACCTAATTCAGGTGCTGGTAATGTAATTAATGTTGCTTCTGCTGCACCAAATATAATAGTTTTACCTGAGTCTGCTGCTACTAAAAGTTGTCCAGCTCCTGCTGCTAATACTTTTGCGTCTCCTGATTTAAAACCACCTGCAGGAAGATCAACTGCTCCTGTTACTGTTCCACCATCTGTTAAATTTAAAAAAGAATCTAACACATTGTTAAAATTTGAATTTTTGGTTTTTAAGTTACCAACTGATTGTTGTCCCATTTTTTTATTTTTTATGAGATTATAAGGATACAACTATAGTGGTCAACCCATAGAGGCCATTTTCCTCGTTTTTTATATTATTTAACAATATAGACCAATCATTGTTTTCAAACATACATATAAAAAAAAGAGCCGCTAATGCGGCTCTCTTTAAAAAATATATTAAACTAACTATTATAGTTGGTCTAAATCTGAGATTAATACTTTACCGTAGAAATCAGGTCTTACCATTTTCTTAGCATATCTAGTCATAATACCTTTTCTTGGTGTAAATGATACTGGATCGTAAACTAATGGAGTCATGATTAACGGAATGTATGGAGCAAAAACAGCACCAGTTTCAAGGAATTGAGATCCTTTGTAACCCATTAAGATAACATTTTCTGTCATGTAAGGATTTTTGTAAACTGTATATCTGTTATTAATTGCACCAATCTTTTGAACACCCATGTTGTATTTGCTTTCTTCTCCTGCTGAGTCGGCTGCAAATCCTGGGATTGATTCTAATACTGTAGAAACTTTTGGAGAAACTACTAAGAAATTAGCACCACCTCTTAAAGTTTTCTGGTGAATTAAGTTAGATACTTTCTGTAATTTAACACCTAAAGTTTGGAACCAAGACATTTTAGTGTAATATACACCTAAATTATTTTGAGTCGAAGTAAGTGAGAAATCATCTGTACCACCTGCAGTTGTATTAGGTGCAGCTAAGCCTGTGATTGTTACATCTTGAGCAACTTTAGCACTCCAACCTTCAACTGTGTCAGCATTTCTAATTAACATATCTAAGATTTCAAGATCAATTTCCATTGAAATATACTCACTTAAGATTGAAGTTAATTCTGCTTCAGCGTCAATTGAATGATAAGCATTAAGATCTTGAGCAAACTCAGGAGTCCATTGTGCTTTCAATTTACGTGTTTTAGCAGCAACTGTGTCAGATCTTAACTGAACATTGATTTCAGGAATTTGTTGTCCTGATACCCCAGCAGCTGGAATTGAATCTTCAAAGTCACCTCTGTCATTCAAATTGTCTGGTCCTTTAAGGAAAGTTACTGTAACTGCACCATCATTTGCAAAAGGCACATCAGCTGCATCTTTTTTAACTACAAATTCTAAATTACCACCATTAAATCTTGTAAATTGTGGGAATACTTCATTAATTCCACTTGAACCTGATACATCGAATGCTTTAATTGCTTCAATATCAAAATCAGTAAGTGATGCTGTAGATACAAGAAGTGAAGTCATTGTATCTCCTACTCCATTAGCTGATCCAAAAGTACCAGCGTGTGATGCTGAGAATTCTGTATCACCATTAAGAATACCTAAGTAAGCTACAGAAGCTGTTGCGAATTGACCTGAAGCTGAAACTCCAGTACCAAATGATAGTATCTCATACGCGTTTGAGCTTTGAGTAATTGAGTAAGCATATTCACCAGCACCATAAAGGCCTTTATTAAATGCACCGTCAGTTCTTTTAAGATCTGCAGTAGCACCATAAAGTGATTCATTAGCTGTTTTAAAGTTTTGAGATGTACCATATTGGAAGTCTAAATAAAAGATCAATCCAGCAGGTAAATTCATTGGCTGTACCGATACTAAATCTTTAGCAACGATTTCACCGAATACTCTTCGTACTAAGGGAAGAGCTACGCCCGCCCATGCTTCAGAGTTACCAGTTGAGATTGAAGCGTCCGTTCCTGTAGAACTAGCTTCGTTTACAAGCTGTTTAGCTTGATTTTCTAACAACATTGACATGTTGTTTTTTTCAGTAGAAGATGTTATTCCCTCTAAAAGTCCTGATTTTTCCCATTTGTTAGCTAATTTAGCTGACTGCTCGGAAAGAACTTGGTAAGGAGAAGCACCTTCTAATAAATTGTTTACATTGTCCATTTTTTGTAAATTTTTATTGATTATTGATTAATTTTAATATTTGCTAATTTTTGGAAACGATTTACCATATTAGTTGATTCAGCAATAATTTCTTTTTTAGGAGCAGTAGATGTACCAGCTGCTCTAGAAGCCATTCCTATACCTTCTTTTAGGGATTTCGTTTTGTTTGTGAAAGATCTTTTCTTGTTATTAGCAACATTGAAAGTATCTTTGATTGTTTCATATATTAACTTAGCTTCTTTAGCAGTTTCAGCTTTGTCTAAAGTTTCAACTACACGTAGTTTCTGTCCTTCATCTAAAGTGTTTGCTTTAAAAATTCTGTTAACATACAATAATTTAGAGTTTAATAAATTAACTTCATTAAGTTCAGTACGAATTGTTTTTAAAGCTGCTTTAGTTTCTGCAAGTTCAGCCTCATACATGTTTTCATTGAATTTAGCTTTTGCAAGTTTTTGCCATGCAGCGTTTGGTACATATCCATTCTGTGATGACATCCAAGCATCAAATGAATCTACAGCGTCTTTACCACCAGGTAAAGTAGCCTTCATTCTGTCTGATGTAGAAGTATCTGCACTTCGAGATGGTTCTACGTACTCGTTAACTTCTTCTTCTTCGTTTTCGTCTAAATTGTTAATTTCCTCAAGAAGAGCATCTAAATCAAAATTTTCGTTTCCTTCATGAACATAATCAGCTTTATAACCTGCACGGTTAGCTGTTTCTGCACTGTAGTTAACTTCCATTTCATCTAATTTTTCTTCTTCTTCGTCTTTAGCTTCATCCATAGTTTCTTCATCCATGTCTTTAGCTTTATCGACTGTTTCTTCTTTTGAGTCGTCTCCTTCTTCTAATTCTAATTCGTTAAGAATTTCTTCCAAATCAATTTCCTCATCTAAATCAGCTGTTTCACCCATTTCTTCTTCATCCATGCCTGTGATTTCGTCCATGTCTATTTCGTCCATGTCCATTTCGTCCATGTCCATTTCGTCCATGTCCATCTCATCCATATAGTTTTCTTCTAAATCTTCTTCTTCTTCTTCATTCAAAGTTTCAGATAATTTAGCAGATAACATAGATTGAAGTTTTGGTGTAAAAGCTTCTTCTAATGCGGCCTTTGCATTTGCAAGAGCAACTTCACGAACTGCCTTAGCGTCAGCGATAGCCTCTTTTAAAATGTTTTTTGCCATTTTCTTTCGGTTTTTTCTCTTTCGAGTCTCGTTAATAAATTGTACGGGAAATAAGGTTATTAGGAACCTTAATAGGGTTATAAATAATCAGGGACGGCTTATTGGGAAGCGCGTATGTTCCAACATACATATAACAAGGGAGGGGAAAACAAAAAAGGCGCCATAGGCGCCTTTAATGAGTTATTTAATTAAAAATTACTTTTTTGTAAAAAATGATGCTACTAAAACTAATACTATTAGTCCTACGAAACCACCGTTACCAAATCCATTTACTAATGAAGTTAGGTTAGCAATTACGTCCATTCCGAATACTGATCCACCTGTTAAGATAAACCATAAGATTGATACTGGAATTAAAGCCATAAATAATGTCCCTAATCCACCTAAAAATCCACTTACTGTTGAAAATACTTTTTCCATTTTTTTAATGCCTGTTACCAGGACTTTTTTTAATTAATACTTGTTTAAAATTTGTAAGACAAACCTAAGTTAAAAGAACCTTCTCTTTCACCATTTTCATCTTCTTTTAAACCCATACTGTAGTTAGGTTCAACATGAAGTCCTTTCCATACATCGTAAGAATAACCAAGTCCAACTGTTAAGTTGTCCATCATTTCTTCTGTTGGTGCTTGAACAGAAACATACAGGTTTGCATTCCATAGGTAACGTCCCCATAGATCGTAAGAAGTTTTACCTTCAGCGTCTTCCCCTGCTTTTACCACACCAGCAATATACTTATCGTTTATCACGTATCCGATACCCATATTGTCAGTGAAATTTGTTGTACCCCATTCTTCGTTCAAATCGCTATCAGGAGTGTTTACAGTAGTTACTACCATAAATTGAGCTGATGCTGCAAATGTTGTTAGAATTGCTACAGCTAGTGTCATAATTAAATTTTTCATAATTTTTGTTTTAGTTAATATTTATTTTAATTTATTGAAAACGAGAACAGCTGACTACTGCTCTTGTGCTATTGAAGTACCTTAGTACTTTATGTTGTTTAATCTCTCATAGAGTTTAATTATTTTGTAACCTTTATTGTTTTATAACCTTTATTGCTCGACATACATATAACTGATTTTTGGAAAACCCACGTTTTTTAGTGGAAGTTTTTAGGAAATGAACAATCGAATGTTCACGACTAACACTTACACATTCCTGTGTTATCGCAAATAATATCGCGAATTATGTTATTTACGTTGTCATATTTATATTCTGGTACAACTACTTTACCTTCTTGCAAAGCACGACCTTTTGGGGTCATAAATGCTCCATGTGTAGATGGTGTTGAAACAAAATCCCAACATAATAATTCAAAATCATCTTGTACTTCAACTGTACCTTCAGCTAAATTTTCTGAAACTGAACCCATTCCACGAGAAGATATACCTACTGTAATGCCTGAGGCAAATAATGCTTTTAATATATTTCCTGCGGGTGTAGGTAATACTTCAACATCCCCCATTACCGAATCACCATCCCACCAACATTTTTTAATTGTATGGGAAACATTTTGTAAATTAATTACAGAAGATTCAGGATGATCTAATTCACCCATTGCTCTATTTTCAGCTACAGGACCATTCATATATGCTTCAACTTCTCTTGCTAAAATATCTTTTGGATAAACTCTACCATTTTGGTTTTTAGCTTCAGCACGTTGTAAAACACCCGTAACTACTAATGATCTATTTTCTTTAATAGAACGTTCTACTAGTTGTTTATTTACTTGAAAGGGTCTATATTCTTGTAATAGCATATTAATCTTTTTTATTTTTTTTCTTAAAAGCACGAGGTGTAGCATATGCTGCACCAGTACCCGCTTGAAATGAAGCACCTGTGCCTGTTGAACTCATTTCGTCTACATTAAAGTGTTTTTTCATTATGTCTTCTACTGCATCATAATCTACTTCGCTCTTTTTCTTTAAATCATCTAAAAAACTACTTACTTTTTTATCAAGTAAACCTTTAGGAAAATCGTCTCCATGATGTTCTTCTAAACTATCAAAATCTCTTTGTTTAAGGGCAGCCATAATAGCATAAACAGCATCTTGCTCACTATAATCATATCTTTCAGCAGTTCTTGCAATGTAACGATTTACATCTCTAGATACTTCTGGATTTAAACTTTCATCTAAATTTTCAGTTAAACGTTGTTTAGCTTGCCAATCGTGTATATTAAATGGTTTAGTCATTGTAGTTTCTTCTTACGTGTGTTCTAAATTTATTGTATAGTTCTTTTAACTCTTCAGATAAATTATATAATACCATATCATCGGGGTTGCTATCAGATAATTTTTTCATATCCTGGGCTTCTGCTTCTATATCATTAACCATATTATTAAAAGACGGTTTACGAACTACTTTTGATGTTACTCTTCCTGTTTCTGGATCTGCTGGTCCATCTACAAAATAAAAATCTTTTTCTCTATTTTTACTTTTATTCCCTTTAGCAGGATCTCTATCTGATTTTAATTCAGTTAAAGTTGATTCTTTTACATTATATAATTCAGTAAGACTAACCATGAATTGTTTTTAACTCATTTACTAATTCATAATAGTTAAGTAAGTTAATAACATTATCATCATTTACAGATGTTTTTTTACATAAAGGTTTAATCATTCCTTTTGTTTCAGTTAATTTTACTACTACTGCTTTATCTTTAACTTTTTTAGAATATCCTGTGATAATTTTTTTAACTTCTTTAATTTCTTGGTTGATATAAGACTTAAGAGAAGGGCTATTAGTAACGCTGTTAACATATTCTTTTAATAATGTTTTTTGATTATCTTGTAAATCGCTATACTTGTCATTAAATTTTTCAAGTAATACTTTATAAGTAAGTAATCTTGTATCTTTATCTTGTTTGTTAAAGTTTTCTAAAACTATATCTCCTTTAATAGTTGTAGGTTTTCTTGTAATATGTTCTAAAAGGGTAACTTTTGAATCTACTATTGATAGTGGAGTAGCGTTTCTATTTTCAAGTAAATTAAAAACAGATGCCATTACTTTATAATCAGTTATTTTAGCTTTAAAGAAATCATTTACGTTATATGTGTCTTTAATTTCCTTAATTAAATTAAATTTTTCTCTTCTTAATTGACTTTTATTTAACTTCCCATGAGTATCTAATAATGTTTCAATTAACATTGTAGCTTGACTGTCTTTATTGTATTTTTGAGTAGCTAGAGTATGATATATCTTATACTCTTTTAATAATTCTGTTTTAGAATTAAAGTGTTTTTTTAAAAAAGACAAAGATTTTGTTTGAGTTCCCCTTATAGTATCAGAAGTTAACTGTCTGGTTAGGAGTTCAAATAAAATTCCAGTATTCTTGTACTTAGAATGTTTTACTTTCATGTTTTATAAATTCGAATTTATCGTATATAAATATAAACCTATTCCTAAGGCTTAATATTTTTTTCAGATAAAAGTCCATTTTCATCTTCTTCCTTTAAAATTTGTTTTTTATTACGAAGTTTTTGAAGAGATTTTTTAAGACTTTTAGCTTCAAATGTAGAAACTTTATTTCCATCTGATTGTTTTTCTGGTTTAGAAATTTCTTGTCCCTTTTTACCCAAAGGATCTCTACTAAAATTACTTTTATCTGAACCATAATTTTGAGATTTTTCTACTGGACGACCTGGTTCTTTTTCATCATAACCTGTTGGGACTTGAGCAGGACCTACTGCTTTATCTCTTTTATTACCATATAATGAAGCTAAATCATGGGGGGTACCATAAGAAATACCTGATTCTGCTGGATCATTTCCTTCATTTTCAAGTTGTGTCATCCTAAATTTATGTAGAGCTTCAGTAATTTGTTGGTCTTTTTCTCCCTCATATTGATCAGGTGATAAACCAAATACATTTTCATAAACCCATTCTTTTGAAAATAAACCTTTTTCAATCATATCACCAGCAACTGTAGTTTTTGCTGTGAATAATTCTACTTTTTCTTGTTCATATATAATAGAGGGAACTGTTAGTTCTAAAGAAAAATCAACTAATTGCTCATCTGTAAAACCTTGTGAGTATAAATGTACTAATGCAATCTTAGTTAATTCTGATTCTACAATTCTTTGAATACGTTCAACTGTCCTTGCAAATCTAACATCCATACCAGCTAATGTTGATTTTCCTTCTACCCCTTCCTCATAACCTAAAAATGGTTTAGGAATTTTTAAAGCAGCCATCATTTTAGCTTTTAAATATTCAATATCTGTTGTACCATCATAATCTAAACCTTTTGTGGTTTCAATTTTAGTTGAATTATCATTACCTCTTACTGGGATATAAAAATCCTCAGTAATATTTTGCATGTTATATTTTAAATTATAATCACCTGTATTTTGGTCAATGTAAGGTGTTTTTTTCATTTTATTGACTGTTTCAGCCATAAATTGTTCAACTTGTTCGGGAGGGATAGCTCCAACATTAATATAGAATGTTCTTTTTTCAGGTGCTCTCATAATTCTATGAATTAACATAGCATCCTCCATTAACATTAATTGTTTAAATACCTTACGAGATGGCTCTAGATAAGATCTACCATAAGGAAGATAATTTGAATCTGTAAGTAATCTAAAGTGAGCAACTTCATAGTTTTCTAACATGAATTGATCTCTTCTAATTGTATTAGTAGCACCTGAAGCTAAACCATTTGGGTCCAATGTAAAACGAGTATAAGCTGGATTTTCTGGATCTGTTCCTTCTTCTCTTACTACTTCATAAGTTGAAAGAGGAATAACATTATATACTCCAAATTTTTCGGACACTTCTAATTTAAGATAAAAATCTCCATATTTACACATATTTCTAATCCAAGTAGCTAAATTAAATTCTACATTTAAAACATCATAAAATAAATTATGTAGTACTTTTCTAATATTTTCATCAGCTGATTGGATGTTTAGAACTTGTCCGTATTCATTTCTTGAAGTTGTTTCATCAGCCATAATATCAAGAGCTGCTGCAATAATAGGATCATGATCCATAGCTTCATAATCACTATAAAGCTGAAGTCGCATTGACTGATAATTCAGTGTAGGATTATATTGTAAAGATGATCCTACAGGTTTGTGTAAACGTGTAAATCTATCATAAAGTGAATTTGTAGCTAGGTTTCCATATTTTTGGATCCTGCCCGTATCCATTACTTTTAATTTTTTTCCTCCTATATTTCTAATGATTACATCACTTGAAAATAATCGTTGTAGTCTTGAAAATAAAGTAGTATCTGCCATTCTTTTGTGTTTATTATAAATATATTAAAGAAGCCAAGTCAAATCTTGATCCCCGTGTTCTCCCATATTTTGGGTCCATCCTGCGTCTTTTTTATTTGTTCTACCAGTATAAATACCTGTGGTGCTTTTTTGAAAATTTCTTAATGTAGCGTTTGTTAAATCTATTCCTTGTTGTGCAAATTTTAATGCTGTGTCTCTTACATAACATGCTGTTGCTAGAGACATTACTAAATCATCATTATATCCCCCTTGTGCTTCTGCTCTTCCGTTTTTCCAAATAAAAGTTCTCATTTCTTCCATGGTTCTTTGACCCTGAATTACTACTGATTTTTCTCTTAAATAAGCATCTAATTTTCCTATTGTTAATGGTCTTGTTTTCATTGACATTGTAAAACCAGGAACCATTTTTGTTGTGTCTGTTACATCATAACCCTTAGCTAAAAACGCTTCTGCACTTGTAGCTGCTTCTCCTTTAGGTGAATAATATAAATTTTGATAGCCTTTATCAATTACTACTTGAATTGTATTCCATCCTATATTAGCATTTTCAATTACAAGTAATGCATTATTATATTCAGTTGCAATGGAAACTAACATGTGTCCAAATTCTTTAGTACCAATTTGACTTTTAAATTCGCCAATTTGTTTAGCTTCTTCAAGATCTATAATATGAAAAGCAGAATAATCTTTACTATCTCCTCTAGCTACATCCGCTACAACTAAATATTTTCTACTATAATCTGGATATTCCCATATATGTAAACTTCCATCTATACCCCTTTTTTCTACAGGTTTACATATAAATGTTTTTTCATAATAAGATAAAATATCAACATTAAATACAGTATTACCTGAAGTAGTAAAATCACAATCACATTCTTGTGCTGCCATTCTTAAACCTAATTCGTCATCCTGTTTATCTCTCCATGCTTGATTTCTTTCTGGGTGAACTGACCAGTGTAATTTAATAGGAGTAAATCCATTTCTTCCTTCTTGTGCTCTAACCCACATTTTATGAAAAAAGTTACCTGTACCATTTGGTGTAGATAAAACTATTGCTTTACCCCCCGTTGATAATGTTTGTTGTGATGAACCCCAAATTTCTTCAATTCTGTTTTGTTCAATAAAGGCAGCCTCATCAATAATTAATAAAGAAATTGCTTCCGATCTACCAGCGTCACTTGCTGCAGACACTGCTTTAATTTGTGAACCATTATTTAGTCGTAATGCTAGTTTATTTTTTTCAGTAAATCCAATCTGTAGCCATGATGGTAATTCATCATACATAAATTTTACTTTTGTTACTAGATTTTTAGCTGTATCTTGTTTTGTTGCAACTACTAATATTGCTTTATCTCTTTGAAAAATCATCATCCATAAAGCCATACCTGCTGATAAAGTAGATATTCCTAATTGTCTAGATTTAAGAATAACACTTCTATCATTCTTTTGAAGTAATTTTAATGTACCCTCTTGAAATGGGTATAAATTAAACTGTACACGACCCCTTGTTGG